AAAAGCCCCCGAATTTCGGGGGCTTTTTTTATTAAGCTTCGTTCTGAGCTGAACTCAGAACTTGATCTAATACTCGACGGGCTTCTTTAACAAAAGCAACCTTTTTATCAGTATCAGGCTCAATGCAATGATACCCGGTGGCAACAAACCCGAAGGCACGTAGTTGCACGTTCTTTATTTCACCCTCGGGCTTTATGCCATCGATGTGTTTTTGAAGCAAGCTAATTGCCTCTTCAATACTTGCGGCCTGTATTTCGGTTTCAAACAGGCTGCCTTTGCTTACATGATTTAGTTTTTTACTCATGATACTTGAAATTAATATATAAAGGTTAGTTAATGATATTCACATTGTCATCTCCTGGTGATGTAGGAGCATCGGGCGGTGCGGGTTCGGTAACCGGAGGGGTGTAATCGTCGATTACCAAAGTAGCTGCTCCTTTAAACGAAAGCAAGGCAATGTATTTGCCATTTACCTTACGCAGATCCTCCCCTACCAGCATAACGCCATCGATGTAGTCGATAGGCATTTTAACCAGTTGCGACTTTACGGCAGCCACCAGGGCAAAGCTGTTTTTAAGTTCGGTGAGCATGGGTGAGTTTACCCCGCTGCGGTGCACCGGGTTGAGCACGATGCGCACGGTGAAATTAACATCGGCTATAAGCTGATCCTCCAGCAACTGGATGTAGGTGAGCGGCTGTATTTTTATAAATGCTGCCGGGTGCAGTTTGGCTTCTTCAGTACCTTCGATATCGATGGCAGCAAAGCCGGGGATGGTGTTTATTTGGTTTTGGATGGATTGATAAAGGTTGATCATGGTGGTGTTATTTAAAGATGTTGGTAAAGCGTTGGGTAATTTTATTCTCAATTTTTTGGCTTAGTACCAGCGAGGGGCCAATAAACTGACGTTTTGGCATTATAAATCCTTTGCCCCTGCCAGCTTTACCACCCAGGTTGTGTATTTCTGCGTACTTCTTTGGTGAAATGATGGCCACATACCTGCCTTGAGGTAGATGCTTAATGCTTGAGCCTAACTCTCCATGTATGCCTGTGAGAATTTTGCGACTAGAATATTTTGAATCTCCCTTTCTTTTGAGCCCGTTCTGGCGGCGTTTAACTTCCTGCCAGGGCATGTCCTTATCGCTGGCATTGCTAAAGGCTTCGTCGTGAAAACTCTGTTTAAAATGCTTCACGGCCTGAATGCCCACATCATCGAGCACATCGCTTTGCAGGTAGGCTGCTGCCCGGTTTACTTTGTTGATGAAGTTTTGCATTACAATTATTTTTAATTAAAACTTGCTTTTTAACACATAAGCGTTGTATATTTGCAACGAGGTTTTAAAATGTGAGACGCTTCGGTTTAGATCCGCCTCGACGCTTTTTTAAAGCCTTATTTTTTTTGATACTTATCCAGCATGGGCGGATCGCCCTGAATAACCCTACTCATATCAATATCATTTATAATAGCATATGGCACTTCGGTATTTAAATCCTTATGTAACATTATGTTTAAATACTTTGTTTTGCCGCCTATTTTGGTTTTGTAATACAAAAAACAATCGCTTTCTAAATGTTTATCAGGCGCGGTAAGTGCGTAGCCAATGTATTCCCAATTGTCAACATCGCCACTCATAAAGGGAATGTATTGCTTTACGCTTAAATCAGCCGTGTGTTGGTTTATCGTTTTAATCGATCGGCGGATGATCTTCAGCTCGCCCGTGAGGAGCCTAGAACTTTTTACCAGAAGTCCGTCGCGCTCATCGATGCTGGCATCGCGCCACTGCCTGAGGGTTTGCCAGGCATCTTGTTTTACCAGTGCCTTGGCTTGCTGCTCAATTGATTTGGCCGCTGCTTTTTTAACTATGGTGCGGGCAGGGTGCGTTTTGCTGAAGATAGCTTTTGAAATGGCCGGGTTTTCGTCAAGCCCTGGTTGTGGTTTAATTATATCAGCAGGATATCCGGACACATCGCCATCCGACTGCTCCCATCCGCACTTGCAGTTCCAGCGGTTGCCGGGATAGTTGGCAGCCCAGAAGGGGTCGTTGATGGGTAACGTAGTGCCATAGTAGCCAATATGTATTTTATCGGGCACGGCCGCCCGGCTGGGTGTCCAGGTGATGTTAGGATACAGGTGTGCTGTTTTTTGAAACCCACGGAATTGCTCAGCCGATCGGGCCCGTTGTACTGCAGTAACGTATTCAGTCTTCAGGTGTCGTTGGTTGGTTTCGATTAAAGCCTTGGTATCTTTGTTAAACTGCGCCCAGTTCTTTAGTTTGCCATCGGGGGTAAGTAACTGCCCGGCCATTTTGGTTTGTGCTGCATGGGCTTTAAAAGCGGCAAATACGCCATTGTTTGTTTTAAGCTCGTTCAGGAAATCGAAGTCGGCAGAATTGTAAACCGCTTTACCAAAGCCTTCGTCAACGGCCTGGTTAAGCTGTTTGTAAGTTTGCTGCCACAGGTTGGGCTCAACCTTGTTGCCCACGCGGTAACGCTCGTCGGTAAAGATGTTGGCCAGGGCATTGTGAATAAGCTGCTGGCTGCTGAACAGGTCATCGGACAGGTTTAGCGGTTCGTGGTTGCATCCGGAGTGGCAGGCATGATCGTAGTAAAGCAGGTTTAGCTCATCGTGCAGGTTTACCGGATGCCGAAAAAAAAAATCACGCAACTGTTTTGCCCAGCTCGTTTTGTCGTTTAAGTCCTGCTTTTTCATTTTGGGTTTGGGTGGATCATCGTCACCGTCCTTGCCTTCCCCCTCAGGCTTCATTACCTCACTTTTAAGCGATTCTTTCTTTGGGCGGGGTCGGTTGTAGGTTTCGTACCAATAGTCCTCGTCAAGGGGGGCTTTTTCGTGAAACTTTAAATCGAATTCAAGCTGCTCTTTCAGGCTCATTTCTTCCTGGTCCTCATAGCCAAACCAGCCACCTTCTACGGCATAACCGAAATTTTGCAGGATGTGTTTGAATTTCTCGTTAAGAATCCGGAGTACAAAGCGTTTGTCGGCTTTGGTTACGGCCTCTTCGCTTTCGGCATGTACTTCGCCCTTGTAGTTTCCGCCCTGGGCATCGGTGGTCATTGTGTTTAGCAATATGAGTTTGCTCATCTGGTCGTCGCAGAATTTAGCCAGGACACTGTAAAGGTCTGACGATCCGGTTTTGTTTCCGGTATCGTGAATTTTGAACTCGGCATTGGTAGGACGGACAACAAAGCTGGCACTTTCGGTAAGTTTTGCCACCTCCTCGAGTTGCTTTTTTGTTGAGGGATCGTCGTAGATATATTCCCTGAAGGGAGTTCCAAAAATTTGCGCGAAAACCGACCAGTCGGCCACATCGCCTTTTTTATAAATAACACCAACGGCGGCCTTTGCCAACAATCCCAAATCGTTAGGTTTGCCTGCCTCCAGCACGTAGTTGGCGTAGGGCTTTTCCAAGTAGTCGATTCCGGTTTCATCGTACACCTGACTGATCACCTGGTGGGTTTCAGGCCGCACATGTTTGCGCGGGATGAGTTTGTAGTCGATTTTATCGGCAATGGAGTTGAACCACAACAGCGAATGTCCCTCGAACTTTGAGTCGATAATGTCCTTAATCATATCCTCAAACCGCTCAGTCTCGATAAGGTTATTTATCACATCATTCTCTTTGCCATCGGCATTAAAGAACTTGATGGTTGTGTTGGTAACTTTCGAGCGGCGTTTGTCGAGCAATGCCGACAGGTGCATGTCGAGTTTGACCTCTTCGTACAAGTCGTACAACCTGATCCGGCGCGGGTGGTATATGCTTTCGGCGGCAATGATGGCGTTGCGCCACTCCGGAATCCCTTTGTAGGTTCTGTCAATGGTCGAAAGCTGGATGTTGATGACTTCAATTTTTGGCGTTTTAGCCGGTGTTTTTTTTGTAACTGCCATGTTAGTATCTATTGCTAATTGTACCTCCGATAATTTCGTTGTCGCTGCCGCCTAAATCGCTTATAAGCGGTATTCCGGTTAGCCGGATATCACCACGGCGGATGTCCTTTAATGCCGATTTGGCATAGTCGTAACGTTCGCGGATGATGACCGGGGTTTCCTCGGTAACACTGTGGATGTGATACAGGGCCACATCGACACACAGCCCCAGAACTGTTTTGTTGCGCCCTGCACCGGTTTGAGCCCACAGCACTTCAGTATCGTACTTTTGATTCAGGTAGCCGTCCACTTCCTCTATCGCCCGGCCTATGTTGCTGTCGATAAAAGTTTGATCGTCGCGGCTGATGGCGGCGAGTACTTCGGAATAAATTGATGACCCCAGGTCGTTTTCGTTTAAAAACATTTTAATAGCTTTTTAAAATATGATTACCAACGTCCCGAGCGGCGTTCTTTTCCGTAGCTGGTTGATTGTGCCGGGTCGTTGGGGTTGTACATGCGATTTAATTTAAACAATGCCCCTTCGTCAGCATCGGGGCTGTCGTCGGGTGATTTGTAGCCCGGTTCTATTCCCTTGAGTTGAGCTACCCCTTCCTGGTGATCGTTTGAGCTTTTTTCATCGATGTTATAGATGATCCTGCCCTGCTGGTAGAAAGGTAGCATGCCTACGATGCGGTCGAATTTTTTGCCTTTTGGCCGGTCATCTTTAATCAGTGGGATATCGAAGCCGTATTTATCACGTACCTGTCCGTAGGTCATTTGTAAGGCGTCGTTCCAAAACTGGCTTTCATAATAGAAATTTACATGCACCGTAGGCGGTAACAGTTGCCTATAAACGAACATCCATTCGATGGCGTCCCACATTTTGCATTGACGAACAAACGATTTGATGAGGTAAAACTGATTACCTTTTCTGCCCCACACTTTGATGGCGTTGTAGTCGAAGTTGCCTGAGTAGGCCACATCCCAATAGGCCAGTATCTGATCGAAGCTGTTGAGGCGCATCAGCTTTTCGTATCGAAATAGCTCGTCGGTGAAGATCGTACCTTCCACGTGAGGCTCCTGGTTAAACTCAGCCTGACAGGCCAGCGTACCGATCTCGATCTCCATTTGCCTCCAGTAATCGGCGGTGTATTTTTGATGCCACGTTGGGGCATAGGTAGTACGGTTGTAGGCTTTAATGTGATGCACCTTCCAGTTTGGGTGTCGTTCCTGGAGTACGGTTTGTATCATGCGTGGAGCAAACCTGTTGTTTGCCCATACGAACCTGCGAATAGGTCCGTCCATGGTTGGGATCAAATCCCGTTCAACCCATTTGGCATAATCATTTTGCCGCTGTGGATTCTTGATGGTTTCCTTAGTCTCGATGTCATCGCCCGCGCAATAGTCAGGCCTGCGGCTTTTAACACGCAAACCGCGAACGCTTTGACCGATACCAAGTGCTTTACCTGTGAACCCGTCCAGGGTTGTGAAGTCGCCAATTTCCCAATCGCCTTGTTTTTTTTGTTCCCCAAAGTCGGCTATGATGCGTTGATTTCCCTCGAGCTCGGCCTGAAGGTCGGCTAACAACCTGCAGGCTTTGTCGTAGTTATTCCCTATCAGAACCATGTAAGTCGCCTGTTCGTTAATCATCAGCCAAAACGGGATAAACACATTTACCCACACCGACTTGGCGTGTGCCCGTGGCCATTCGGCAAAGCATTTAATGGCAGGGTTCCACTTAACCATTTTGGCAAACTGCACCTGAAAGTCGGCACATTCGGAGGTGGCGTAATGTGGGAAGTAATATTCAACCATGAATTTAACATCCGACTTTGCCCTTTTGATGCGAGCAGATCGCGCATCCGGAGAGTCAATAACACCGTCCTTGGTGTTGGCAATAAGCCACTGCACCCGTTCGCGGTACTGTTTAACAGCATCCTTATCCTTTTTGGTGATCCTAGGCATTTTCGTTTTCTTTTTGCTTTTGTTCCAGGAACTTTAAAAAGAGGGTTGAAACAAGAACTGCCTCAGCCGGATGGCCTTTCATAAGCCATTCAGACACTTCGTCGAATACTTCAACGTACAAGTGTAGAGGACTGTCGGAGAATAGCTCAATTTCTTTGCGTATCATGCTTTTGGCGTCGGAGAGCTCTTTGTTTGGAATCCCACCCCTGTCGGCTATGGCTATGTTTACGGCTCTCAGCTGCACGTAGGCATCGTGCAGTAGCTGTTGGCGGGTAACACTGATGGCTTCCTTCATGGCGTCCCAGTTGCCTTTGTCGATCCATGCCCGGAGTGTTTTTTCGTTCACTTCTACCAGTGAGGCTATTTCTTTCCGATTGAGTGACCCGCGAACATAGAGCGATTGAGCTGCCCTTTGTTTTTCGTCAAATTTTCCCATTGTAGCACTCTTTTTTTGCGAAATTCTAATAAAATACGCGTGAAGTAAATTAATAGGAATAGTGTTAGACTAAACGCTTTAACGCTTGGACTATTAGTTGACTAGCTTATTTTTTCGGCTGTTATTTGCTCAAAATTCAAGGCGAAAAAATGGAGGCGAAAAGGTTTAAGGTAAGCGATGAAAGTAAAAATGTTCACGGGCTGCACATTATTAGTTCCGGAGGCGACTTTACTCAATTCCTAAAAAACCCGGTGATGCTTTACGATCACAACAGCGAAACCAGATTACCTATCGGTACTTGGGAGTGATCTGCGTGTTGAAGCAGATGGAAGCATCACGGCCATTCCTGTGTTTGATGAGCAGGATGAATTCGCCATGAGCGTGAAAAAGAAAGGTGGATGCAGGCATATTAAAGATGGCCAGCATTTCAGCTCGCCCAATTGAAATACAAGGCGACCGNCTGACAAAATGGGCGTTGCGTGAAATATCAATCACCCCATTTGGCGGGAACTACAACGCTTTTCGCCTGTATGACAATCAGGGAAATTTGATGAGCTTAAATGAACAAAACCAATTTATTAACAAAATTAATACTGAAAAAATGAGTGAGACCAACACTTTAAAGGTGACACTTGTGGCAGGTTTAAATCTTTCGGACAACGTGACGGATGGTGAACTGATACGCAATGTGTTGAAGTTGAGCGCGGACAATACTGCGCTTAAAGCTGAGGTCGCGGATTATAAAGCTAAAGAGCAAACTGCAAAGCAGGCCCTTGAGCTACGCGACAAAGAAACTGTGGTTGACGCTGCCGTAACGGCAAAGAAGATTACAGCCGCCCAAAAACCCGCTTACATGAAGCTGGATTTAAACGATGTTAAAACCATCCTCGACGGCATTCCCGCTCCTGCGGATCTTGCTGTTATAGGAACTGCCGGTAAAGTTGAAAAGCCCGAAGGTGTTGAAAAACTCTCCTTTGTTGAGCTGAGCGAAAAACATTCAGGCTACCTGTCCGAATTGAAGTTGAACGACAAAGATCAGTACAAAAAGCTTTTTAAAGCTGAGTACGGTGTTGAACCTAAAAACATTTAACCATGTCTGTAGAAAAAGAAATTTGGAGAAGGGATATCGAGGAAGCGGTATTTAAGGATAACGGCTTCCTGGAATATGCATTTAATGCCGACGAGTATGTGGTTGGCGGTGCCGTTGTTCACATTCCGCAGTCGGGTGGCCCCGGCTCAGTTGTAAAGAATCGTGCCAGCCTACCGGCTACCATCCGCCGCCGGATTGATACCGATATCGTTTACCCACTCGATGAGTATACCAGCGACCCGATGCTGATTGTTGACGCAGAAAAGAAAGAGCTGAGCTACGACAAACGTAACTCTGCCATAGGCGAGGACAAACAGGCTGTGGCACAAACTGTGGCCGAGGACTTCCTAAACAAATGGGCTACCGCATTGCCGGCAGCAAGCATACTGGAAACTACAGGAGGAGCTGTAGCTGCTTCCGCAGCTGCCGCAATGGGAAACCGCAAGGCTCTGTTGCGTACCGATTTGCAACGTGCAAAAAACGTTGATGAACAAACAGGAGGTTGCAAAGAACGATCGCTATGCCCTAATACCGGCAGAAATGGCTGCACAGTTGTTCCCGGATGATGTGAACTACCGCTACCCTGATGCGCAATGTATCAGATGATGAACGGAAGCAAGGCGTGATCGCTATCCTTCACGGGTTTAAAATCATGGAGCGCAGCTCTGTGGTTGTGTACGATTCTACCGGAGCGTTGAAGGCTGTTGGAGCTGTTGGCGATACAGGAGACTGCGAAGGCGTTCTGTGCTGGCAAAAAAACGCTGTTGAGCGTGCCAAAGGTACCATCGATTTCTTTGAAGACCAGGGCAAACCGGAATACTACGGTGACGTGTATTCGATGCTTATACGTGCAGGTGGCCGCCGTCGCAGGGAAGACAACAAAGGTGTTGTGGTGATTCGTCAGGCATCAGCATAGATACTTTGTGAGTGATTAGTGAGTGATGAAGCCGTTGTCACTCTGGTGACAACGGCTATTTTGCGGGATAGAGCAGTGGTAGCTCGTTAGGTTCATACCCTAAAGGTCGGAGGTTCGAGTCCTCCTCCCGCGACAAATTTCAAAAAACGTTATGGAAAAGATTGAAATTCAAAACTGGATACTGAGCGGACTGATGGCGTTGATGCTCATGATTGGATGGTGGAGCGTACGAAGCTGGATACAAACCATAACCACCAAGATCGACCACCTCATAACATCAGTGCAAAACCTAACGATGTCAAACGTGCGTCAGGCTGGCGACATCAGCAACTTGTCGAAACGTGTTGACACAGCAGACAACAGGTTGAACGATCACAGCAACCGAATTAAACATCTTGAAATTAAAACCGGAAAATGGAAAAGTTCAGAATAGCTTATAATAACACCCTGAGCCATGAAGGTGGTTACAGTTACGATCCCTACGACCGTGGTGGCGAAACCTATAAGGGTATTGCACGGAAACACTGGCCTCAATGGGAGGGATGGGCAATTGTGGACGCTATAAAAACAAAGGTTCGGGTTGAGGAGTTGAATACACTGCTTCAGAAAAATATCGGCCTGCAGGGCTTGGTAGAGCAGTTTTACTACGAAAAGTTCTGGATGCCAGTTGGGGGAGATGATTTTAACCAGGACATAGCCAACGAACTTTTTGACACGGCGGTTAACCAGGGCCGGTTAATGGCAGGTACATATTTGCAACAAGCCCTAAACAAGCTTAACCGCAACCAGCAGGATTATCCCGATTTAATCACCGACGGGCAGATTGGTTTTAACACCAAACATGCCTATAGGCTTTATATGCAGACAGCTCGCTTCAGCTCGCGCAATCATGATAAGCTGATTAAATGGTTGCTTCGCTGGTTAAACTATTACCAGCTGCGCAAATACGACTTAATTACCAACAACGATTTGACACAGGAAAGGTTCGTCCCCGGATGGACAGAAAGGGTATAGTAATGGGAGAGTACAAAGAAATTCATGGTAAAACAAGGGTAGGCACCTTCCTTCAGGAGGTTGCCCCCGATTTACTCAACGTGGTAGGTAGTATCACCGGAGTTGAATCGCTCAATAAACTGGGCGATCTGATTAAGGGCTCTGCTACTTTAAGCGAGGCGCAAAAAGCCAGTGCTATTGAGCTGTTACAAATTGACCTTCAGGAAGAGCAGGAGCGCACCAAGCGTTTGCAAGCCGACATGGCCAGCGACAGTTGGTTAAGCAAGAACATACGACCCATGACCCTTATTTATCTGATGTTTTTTGCAAGCATTCTCATAGTTCTGGATTCAGCCTTAGACGGGTTTGATGTAAAAGACCCCTACATTACACTGATTACCAGTTTGCTTTTGGCTGTATTCAGCTTCTACTTCGTATTACGCGATGTAAACAAAATGATCATAAACAAAAAGAAATAAACCTTTTTTAAACACTTATATTAAAATGGAAAGTAAATTCAAAAAGTACTTCGACTTGCACCCTGAGGTGAAAGCGTTTCACTTTACAACCGACGGTCAGGCATTTATTGATGTCAATATGGCCAAAGCCCACCAGCGTTCGCTAACCGGCAAACCTGACGATGTGACCACCCAAAAGCGACCCGCGCCATCGACCGAAAAAAAGGACAAAGCCGCGAAGCTTCAGTCTGAAATGGAAGGTTTCCAGGCATTGTTGCTTGAGGCTACCGACGCCAAAGAAAAGGCTGCTTTGGAAGAAAAAATCAAAGTGCTGAAAGGCGAAATCGATAAATTGAAATAGTCATGGCTATTCCAAACGTAAGTTTCACCATCAGTAACGGCAACCTCGGAGGGCAGAATTCGATAAACGACGGCATTGCCGGATTGATATTATCGCACGAAGCCACCACCGAGCTTGCTTTGAACGTCCCTAAAGCTATTTATAGCATAGCGGATGCTGAAGCGCTCCTCATCACGGGTTTTGCCCTTGAAGAGATTACCGATTTTTACACCAACGCCGGCGAAGGTCAGGAGTTGTGGATCATGCTGATCAGCGACACCTCCATGTGGGATGACGTGTGTGACGTGACCAACGACATCGCGAAGAAATTACTCCAGGAAAGCCGGGGTGTTATTAAAATATGGGGTGTAAACATCGACCCTCCTGTGAGCTACGTTGTGGCCACCACAAAGGGTATTGATGACGAAATCATAGCTGCCCTGCCAAAGGCTCAGGCGTTGTGTGAGGCTATGGCTGCCAAGTTTATTCCCACCAGGTGCATCCTTCCCGGAAGGGAATTTGTGAAAGCCAGCGTTGGCGACCTTGAGGACTTGAAAACACACACCGAGAATCGGGTTCAAATTACCCTGCATGGCGAATCGGCCAGCCGTAAGGCTAAGGTAGGTTTCTTGTTGGGTCTGTACTCGGCAATAGCCGTGCAGCGCAATATTGGACGTGTTGCTTCAGGTGACCTCGGTTTATCTGAAGCCGTACTGAGCGATGGTGTGACTACCGCTGAGGCAGCTGTGAATATTGCCGACGCTATTCATGACAAGGGTTATGTACTGCCAATAGTTCGTTACGGGCGTGCCGGTTATTTTTATAACGATGACCCCACTGCCACCGCCGGCACTGATGACTACAGCAGCTTTGCCCGTGGCCGGGTGATCGACAAAGCCCAGCGCATTGCTTATGATGTGTATTTGAACTTCGTGAACGATGACTACGCCGTAGATGCTGCCGGACAGATCAGCCCTGCTGAACTGAAACGACTGCAAGGAAGTATTGATGACGCCGTGAACCAGTTGATGGTGAACACGGGTGAGCTGAGTGCTTTTAAAAGCTACGTAGATCCTTCACAGGATACCCTCGCTACCGGAATCACTAAGGTGAAGCTGGCTGCACAACCCCGCGCTTATCATAAGATGATTGAAGTTGAGTTAGGTTTCACCCAAACAATTGAATAACCATGTTTAGTACCAAAACAGGGCAGTTTGCCTGGAAAGAAATAACACTGCTGATTGACGGCAGGCCTATCGTTGAACTCACCGACATCGAGTGTAAAACCTCGAAAGAAATCGAGGAGATATACGGAGCAGGCGACAGTCCTCAATTTTTAGGCGAAGGCAACAAAGCCTACTCGGGCAGTGTTGAAATGTTGCAATCGGGTTATGAGGCCCTGGTAACAGAAGCCAAAAAACGCGGTGGCGATGATGTAACCGACCTTGAGGTTGGGTTTATTGTTGCTTACGTTCCCAAAGCTGCCGACGCGGCTACCATAGCCATGAAAACCATTGTGGATCGCTACGTTGGCGTGAAGTTCTCTGAAGGAGGTAAAAAATTCAGCCAGGGCAATACACACATCAAGGTGGCCATGCCTTTTAAATGCCTCCGCATCGAATCGCAAATTTAGTTCCCTTTTAATAACCATTTAAAACCTTTCAGAAATGAAAAAATTGATTTTGATTTTTAGTCTGCTGATGGCTGTTTTTATGACAGCCCAGGCGCAATGGACAAACCTTACTGACAACACCTCCTTTAATTTCATCGCGCCTGGAGGTGCGGATGTGAGCATTAATGAAGTGTTGTTTCCGGTTGTAGACCTACAGGATTACACGGCAGACAACGACACCTTGACATTTGCCATTACCCAGCACGTTACGTTTTTAACTACAACCGACAGCCTTGTGGCCAACACCTTGCTTACGATTGACATCCATAGTCAGGTTGACCCGGGCAGTATGTTGTACATTGAACTTAAGTCGGGAGACAACGCTTATAGTTGCACTCCGGGAGATGGGATTACAGGCACCGCGATTAGCGGTGCCTCTGGCAAAACAAAGCTGGCAGCCTACCTATACGATGGCAATAAGTTCATCCATTTATCAACGCAGCAAATTAATTAGTGATGACCAAAAAACTCACCAACACACAATTTGAAATCCCTGCTGAGTTCACCGAAAAGGTGAACTCGTGGAGGGGTAAGTACAAAAAAATTAAGTATTTGGACGTGAATGCCGTTACCGATATCGATAAGGAAGGCAACGTGAAATACACCCCGGGCTCGGTAGTCTTTTTCCGCATGCCCACCAGGCAGGAAATGTCGGCAGCCGAAAACCTTTCGGTTGGCGAAGCCGGACAAATGGACATCTATAAGAAAGCTGAAAAGCTGATGGTAGACTGTTACTTGGGTGGCCAGTTAACCCTGGATGAAATACTCAACGATATTGAAACCTACATGGCCGTGGCCGAATTTGCCCTGTACCGGCTCGTAGAAAGAAAAAACGTGAACTGGGGCAACTGTTAGAGAGAGCCCGCCAACGCGTTGCTGAAGGTTCAATACAATACATCAACACGTTGCTCCAGTACCACAACATCGCCCACAACCCCGACTCGCTTACAGACGAAGAGTGGGCTTACAAATACGCTATTTTGGAATCGATCCGCAACAAAGAAAAAGAAAGTACCCTAAATGAGCTCGGAAGGTTACACATACCTGATTCAGGTTGACACCAATGGCAACGCCATATTGCCAACGCTGGCACGCAATGCCGACAAAGCAGACGTGTCGCTTAGGCGTGTGGCCACAGGATCGACCAAAGGCATGGCTAGTTTAAACGCCAACGCCAGAAAAGCAGGCAGCGGGGTTGGATCGATGGGGAAAGCTGCCGACAAAACAAGCTCCAGTATAGGGCTTATGGGCAACGAAGCCGATAAGTCGTTTAACAAAATCGACCGGGGTGCATCGCGCCAGGGATTGACCCGGGTAAAAACAAAAGCCAAACAAGTTACCGAAAGTATAAGGCAGATAGGGCGAGCTTCCGATACCGGACTGGGTCGCCTTGAACGCAGAGCCAACAGCAGCCGCTCGGCCATGAGCCGGTTAAGGAGTGCCGCCGCCGCCGTTGGACTGACTATGTCCGTTGGTATGGCCGCCGGTGCCGTAGTGGGCACGGGTGCAGGCTTTGAAAAAAGCATGAGTACTGTAAAGGCATTAAGTCAGGCCACCAATACCGAGATGGTGAGCCTTACTGCAGCAGCTCGTCAGGCAGGGGCAACAACGGCATTTAGTGCCCGTGAAAGTGCCGATGCCATGGGTTATCTGGCGTTGGCCGGATATGATGCCAGCCAGCAAATTGAAGCTTTGCCGGCCACACTCAACCTGGCCGCTGCTGGTAGTCTCGATCTGGCACGATCGGCAGATATTGCCACCAACATTTTGAGCCAGTACCGGATGAAAGCATCGCAGACCGGTATAGTGGTTGATCAGTTGGCCTACACTCAAAGCCGATTCAATACCAACATCGAGGAACTGTCGGATGCCATGACTTATTGGGGACCATCGGCAGCAAGTTTAAATATAAAGCTTAGCGAAAGCAATGCCGTGATTGGATTGCTCGCGAACAATGGCCTGAAGGGATCAATAGCTACCAGGGCATTGAGTACCTCCATCGTGCGATTGTCGAAACCTACCAGCCTGATGAGCCAGGGAATAAAGCAGCTTGGGGTTGATTTTTTTGATGCCAAGGGTGAGTTTGTTGGTGTGGCCAACATGGTCGATCAGCTTAATACAGCCATGCAGGGCTACACAGCTGAGCAAAGGGTTGCTGCAGTTAGTACCATTTTTGGCAGCGAAGCCATACAGGAAATGTCGATACTGCTAAACGAGGGAGCCGGCAAAATTAAGTACTGGACTGATGAGCTCGACAATGCTGAGGGCACAGCCAAACGTATGAGCGACATAAAACTCGACAACCTGGCAGGCGACTTTACCATACTGAAAAGTGTGAGCCAGGAGTTCAGCCTGGGGCTCTACGACACCATTGGCCCTGCCTTGCGTGCCATCACACAGGAGGCCACTTTGTTTGTTAGCAAACTCGACACCCGTGAGGTAGGGTTAATGCTGCGCAATACCATTTTAGACCTGCGCAAAGGCGTGGTGTGGATAGGCAAACACAAAGATTTAATTGTGAACCTGGGTAAGGCCATGATTGTGCTGAAGGCTACCACAATGGCTTATAGTGCTGGGCTGAGGGTTGTGCAGTCATACACGGCTGCAGCAACTTTAGTTAAATGGGGTTATATTGCGGCAACCAGAGGAGCTACCGTTGCCACCAGAGCATTGAACACGGCGGTTATGGCCAGTCCCTGGGGATTAGCACTCGGGGCTATTACGGCTGTTGTATCTGCTGTTGCTCTGTTTAGAGACACCACCAAAGAGGCTTCCAACGCCCAAGGCGATTTGAACCAGGAGCTTTTGGAGAATCAGCTCTTAAAGCAAGACACAAAAGATGTCGCTGAGCAAACAAAGTTGGATAAGGCAAAACTTAGCCTTTTAGGTAAAAAAGATACCCGGCAATTAAAACAAGTTAAAGAGGCCTCGCTTCAGCGGGCAATGACTATTGAAGATTCGATCGTTACGTTGAAAGCGAAAGCTAAAACAAGTCCGGAGTACGCAGAATATAAAGCCTTAAGGAATAAGGATAAAGAATCAACTAAATTAACAGCTTCGGGAGTCCCTGTTAGTACATTGTCTGTTAATGACAAACAGCGAATGATTGAACTTGAAAGGAAAATCAACGCGATGCCAGAAAGCCAGACAGGACTTACTTTAAATGCTCTAACCAAACTAGCCTCCGAAAACAAAGCCATCGCGGCCAAGGCTGCTACCCTGCTACCTAAAGAGGAAGACACAGTGCCTCCACTTGGAGGAACCCTGCCCACCGGTACCGGAGTGGTAGATGAAGGCGGTGGCCAGATGACCGAGAACGTGATTAGCGGTGGACAGAGGCAAACCACCATCAACATCACGGTGGAAAAGTTCCAGGACAATGTAAACTTTAACATCCAGGGACAGGTGAATGAATTAAAAGACAGTGTTGAGGACATGCGCGCCATGATCAACGAGCAATTTTTGAGGATATTAAACAGTGCAAACCAGTTAGCCCATGTTTGAGTTTGATTTACAACAGATATATACCGAGCTGGCTTCTTACAAAGGGCTGCCGTTCCCCATTGGGCTAAACCAGTTGCCGGATTATAAAATCAGGCAGATTGACAACCGGATAGGCATCATCAATGGTGAACGGGATGTGAAATCCATTTATGGCCTTCCGGTAATCTGCCCGGTTACCATTGGCGATGTAATCCTGGGCAGCGGAGCTGATGAAAGCAAGCACATCACCATCCAACCCATCGTGGTATTCGGGGGCAAAAAGAAAATCGTTATGAACGACATTGGCGGCGGCCAGATAAGTGGTTCAATAAAAGAATTTATTAACTACGATGACTACACCATTAATATCACCGGTGTGTTGGTAAACAGAAACCAAAAGCTATACCCGCACGATCAAAAGGATATTCTCCTTGATAAAATATGGCTGCCCAATGTGGCCCAGAAGTTCGATTGCGCCATCACCAACGATCTGTTTGGCTATATCGTTGTGAAGCGCATCAAGTTTAAAGGACTTACAAAAAGCCCGGGATTGCAGATGTACGAAATTGAGGCCGTGAGCGACTCGGTAGTGGAAGTTGAACTATTAACCGGAAACTAATGCTGACACCTTTTGTAAATATCACCATTGGCGGCCAATATAAATTCAAGGGCTGCATAAGCTTCGAGGTTAATCAGGATGTTGACAACCTCTCGGTAACAGGCGAAGTGCGTTTGCCCTTGCGCGCTGTGATAAAAGAAGATACCAGCAAAAAGGTGATCATGATAGACGAGAGCATCAAGTCGGGCGACACCATTAAAATTGAATGCGGCTACCTGGAGGAGGACAAGATCCGGCAGGTATTCGATGGGTATATCTCCAACATCGATCCGGGAAACTTCATAAAGATCAGCATTGAGGATGCTGTTTATCTGTTAAGAAAACAAGCTGTTGTCATCAACAAAGAGGACATCACGGTTACCGATTTGGTTAAACTGATCATAAGTGGCACCAGCTTAAAATTAAGTGCCTCTACCATCAACATGAAGATCGATCAGTTTAATTACAAAGGCAGTGCAGCAGGAGCTTTGGCCAAGCTAAAAGAAAGCCTGAACCTTACCTGCTATGTGGATGGCGACGAGCTATTTGTTGGTGGTCAAACAGGCAATCAAAAGGGAAGCATCAACGCCATTTATGGCCGCAACATCTTGAACAACCAGGTGAGTTATCAATACGCCGATGCTAACCCTGTGCAGGTTACGGTAATTGGTAAGAAAGAAACCGGCGAAGAGGTAAAAGTAATAGCAGGAATGGAAGGCGGCACCTCGATGACCTTTTACAAATACAATGTTACTGATCAGGAGTTGCTAAAAAAGATAGCTGAAGAAGAGCTTTTAAAATACAGTTACGATGGTTTTAAAGGGAGTTTAAAACTGTGGTTCATTCCATTTGCTGAAATGGGCGGATCGGTGAATTACAAGAATGAAGATTACAGCGTTGAAACTGAGGGTAAGTACTTCATAAAAGGAGTGAAATATTTCTTTTCTACCTCTGACGGCCTGAAACAAACCATCACATTAGGTACAAAGCTATGAGCGAGGGCGATGCAATAAGGGAATTAAACAGGCTCATCAATAGCCGCATCACCGGTACGTTTACTGGCGAGGTGAAATCTGTTGATGAGGCCAAAGGCATAGCTGAAGTATTGCACAACGAGTTTGTTTACAAGGCCAGGTTGCGTAGCGTGATAGATGGCGAGTTATATCTGTTACTGGTGCCAAAGGTGGGTACACGTGTGTTGTGTGCCCCTGAGGGAAATAGCCAGGAAAGGTTTGTGGTGATAGCCCATAACCAGATCGTAAAGTTGATTTACAAAGGCGGGAATCTGACTTACACCATCGACGATGACGCCAAGATGATCGAAATTGTGAACGATAAAGTAAAGCAGACTTACGGGGTTGATGAAATTGAAACAACTGCCGACCAGGCGAAATTCAATATAGCGGGCAACAAGTTCGAGGTTGCAAATGCTGTTTATGATCTGAAGTCTGCATTCAACGATTTGATTACCGAAATAAAAACGGCTATTGTAACCACCCCTTCCGGAGCGGGGACGATAAGCCCAACCACTATAACCAAACTGGAAATAGTAAATACTAAAATAAACGAACTACTGAAATGACACTTGTAAAAGCTACCCTGAAGGTCGATATCGTAACACTACTGAACTCGTTAAAGACAAACGAGGATCAGTCCGCTTCGGTGGAAGAGTTTGCCACAGGCCTTTCAGACATTATTGACGCGTACATTAAAACGGCAACTGTTAACGTCTTGGCAGGAATTCCTGTAGCGACTACGGGAACGGCAGCGGCACAAACAGGGGCTACAACTGGACCAGGCACAGGAACTTTAACGTGATGAAAGGTATTTTAAGAGATAAAACAACTGGTGATGTGTCCGTAATTAACGGACGATTGGCCATTGGCGACATCATGAACGATATAACCGCTGTAATTGTGCTGAGCAATGCAGGTGACCTGAAGCATGCGCCAACACTAGGGGCGAATCTTATTTATCATATCAATGATGAAGATGCCTCGTCAATTGATCTGCGGGCAATTAAACAGCAATTAACTCGCGAATACGTGAGGGTTAAAAAGGTAACAATTGAAGATTCAAAGCTAAAGATTGAATATGAAAACGATTGATGATATATCTCAAGAAATAAAAGCCGCTTTTGTGGCTAACGTTACACTTCAGGATGCTTACGATCTTGATCCGGGTTTGACATTCGATCAGCAGATGCCAGCAAGCAGCATTGAGGCCAACATCATCAATGTAGTAGCTACCTCTATAGCCACCATGGAGTGGCAGCAAGAGAGCTACAAGGAAGATGTGCAGGCTTTAATACTCGCCAGCATGGCCGGTACAGTTCCCTGGTATCATGCACTTGTATTGAGCTTTGAATACGCCGACGAAAAGATAATCAAGTATGCCGCAGTTGTGGAGGAGCATCCCAATTTGGTTATCAAAGTAAATGGGGCTGACTTTGCTGTATTTGCAACCGAAAGCGATCAGTTGATCGCGTTGCGTGCCTTTTTAAACCTCAATAAATTTGCCGGTACACACATCAGTGTTGTGAGTTACCAGGCCGATGATGTAAATCCTGAGTTAACCATTTATCTGGATGCATCAAAATTCAACTCTTCAGGCGAAAGCCTAACCACCGGATTAAAAGAAGCTGAAATAGCCATTGATAACTACCTTGCTTCAATAGTTTACAATGGAACGATGAACAAAACCCGGCTTGTTGATGCCATTCAGAAAGTTGACGGGGTGACTGATTTAGTTCTAGGATCGGTGGAGATTACACGTGATGACACTTCGGTTATCACCATGTCATCTAACAACTACCGCAGCTATGGAGGTGCTTTTGTTTCAACCGTTAAAACCATCACCTATGTACTCGGTTGATTTTAATAAGCTGCGCGACCAGAACCTGCCTAAAATTATGCAGACCCCAATTCTGCAGGCGTTTATTTCTGTATTGCAATCCAGCGTGGTCAGAATGCATGCTGAGTTTTTGGCGTTTAAAACTGAAAAGGACATCCGGTTGAGTCATGATGCCCGGGTGATCAGTCTTGAGTCGTTGCTCAATGATCTTTTTGATAGTACCGAAAGAAGAATCACTGTTATTGACGCCAACCTGATAGATGATCTGCGGGTAGGTAGTCGTACAAGCATCAAGGTGACCAGAATAGGAACCTCTGAAAGTGTAAACACTACCTATGTTCGTAATAGCCCACGGTATTACACAACTGACTTCATTGTCCAGGTCCCGGTTGAATACGCTGCCTTAGAAATCATAATTTACAATTTAGTTTCTGGTTATAAACTGGCCGGAAAAACATTTGAAATCTCATTAATATGAAAAAGTTAATCACATTTGAAGACGGTACCTATATGCCCTTATGGCAGGAGGATTTTGCATTTGTACAAGAAAATTTAATTGAGGCGATCACTGAATTTGCGAATGCGTTTTCATATGCAAAATCGAGGTTCATTGTTTCGGGTTGCGGGATAAAAATTGACGGTGAAGAATACACCCTTGAAAAAGGGCTTGTGATGTACGATGGAGAATTGTTGTATGTGCCTGAACAAGCAGAGCATCTTGTAATAGCATCGCCTGCATTTCATATTACGAAGCAGTCGTTGTATCCTGTTTCCGGCCAGAAATTATTCGTGCTACCTGATGAAAGCACAGAGTTGAGAGATGCATATGATGCTAATTACGGCAAATTGAACATTATTGATTCAAGCTTAATCGAGGAGACGATGCTAATTGCCGGTGGCGACACAATAGTTGACGTTCTTAGGGCAAAGATATCAGCCATCGACACAGGGTGGCTGCCTTTGACACTGCTAGGGCCTTATGCAGTTGCTCATGTCGACATGGCTTGCAAATATCGTGTTTTTGGCGGCCTGGTAAGTCTGAGGGGTAAACTAACCTTGTCAGAGGCCGCAACTTATGATGGTTTATTTGCTCAGTTACCTAATCAATACACCCCCAACCTGGACGTTCCAATTGTGGGAGCTGACTACGAAGTTACAGTTCGGGCTAATGGAGAGCTGTATGATGATTTACAAGGATTGACGCTTAATTTGAATTCAATTATATTCATGATATAATGGTAATTAAAACGCTATCGGGTCAAAGCATTTGGGATATTGCACTGCAATACTGTGGCAAGGCAGATGCCGCATTTTCCATTGCCCGGTTAAACAACATAAATTTAACTGATAATTTGCCGGCATTAACTATGTTGGAGCTGCCTGAAATCATTCACAATAACAACGTTAAATACTTTGTAAATAATCGTATAACGCCCTCAACAGGGCTTCATATTTCAAACAATATTCCACAATCAATATTTAGTAAAATGAGTTATTTAAACACAATTGCAGATGATTACAATGTCGCCGGAGGTGATGTTGTGTTCACTCCTAAAGTACAGGTTTCAACAGTGGGTATCGCTTATATACAAGCTGTACGCACAGACTTTAACGCAGATGACGCAAAGCTATATGCCAAAATATCTGCTGACGGCACTAACTTTAGCGATTTGGTAGATCCGGACACGGATGAGCTGATAGAGGTACTACTTGATGAGTCGAGTGATGGATTGATATTAAAAGACCTGGTGCCCGGCACATGGCTTGGCGTTGGCTTTTTATCCGGATCTGTCACAGAAGGTTTATTGACTGTAAAAATTCTCACGTAATGAGCACTTTTATAAAATCCGTAGCTGCGAACGATTATGTGGGGAATAATCTGGCTAATCAGTGGTACGGTATTCAATTTACCCCAGGTCAAGCATTGACCACATTAACGCCTATCGCAGGTGATGACAGCTTGCTGATTACAATGCCGGTTCACAACGATGTGCGTCATGCTGTTGTAAATGATGATCGAACTCCAAACTATTGGCTTGATAACATAAGGCTTGACCTGAAGGCCAATGGCGATCCGGCAGATTTATCAGGTGCAGACGGCCAGGTGATGGGTCTCATCCCGAGCCATTACAGAAAGATATGGCTTGCAAACGGAAAGGAGAATTGGGCTGTTAGTTTGTTCCCGCTCAAAGGGTTCACACATGTTCCAGCGAGGTGGTACGCTACATTCCCTGCTACATTAGCCACTGGAGACAAGCTAGAAAGCGTTGCCGGAAAGTATGCACAAACCAGCAAAACTCCTGTCCAATTTTTACAGTATGCCCGCAACCGGAGTGCGGATTGGTATCCTATCACCTACCCTGCTGTATTTGATCTTGCAGTGCTCATCATGATTGAAACCGCGAATTTTGATTTTCAAACAGCGGTTAGTCAAGGTTTGACTAATGCTAACTCAACGGATTGGAATAATTTTAATGCTTACAATCCGCTTTATCTTAACGGTTTGGATAAATCTACTGAGGTGCTCACTGGCCAATCTAGTTTAGTTATTGAAAATTTTGTTGGAGGCGTTAGCCCGTTAAATACCCAGGTTGCGGTGTACAGGCAATGGAGGTTATTAACAGGTGTGTTTGAATTCCTGGCTGGCTTAAATATCTTTAACAGTGTTGAGAATGGAGCACAAGCCTACGTGTGCGACACACCTGCTGATTTAGCTTATAATACCACTGTTGGACATACCTTTTTAGGTAACCTGGCTGAGGCTGATGGTTATATAAAGGAGATGCTCACAGGAAGTCTTTTGCCAAAAGTTGTCGGAGGAAGCAGCTCAACGTATTATGCAGATTATCATAACAGCAACTACGATAACGACCCGGCTTCCGGCTGGCGTGTCGCTCTATGGTTTGGTATCGCGTACGGTGGCGGTGGCGCTGGGCTGGCCTGCTCGCTTTGCAGCAGTTCGTCGGGCGATGCTAACGTGAATTTGGGCTCTCGTCTTTGCTGTTTTGCAAACGTATAAAGCGATCACACGTTGCACGTTGCGAAAAAAATAGGGTGTGTGCTTTTATTGCGTCCGGATGGCGTGTCGCTCAATGGTTTGGTAACGCGAACTATGGCGGTTGCGCTGGGCTGGCCTACTCGAATTGCAACAATTCGTCAGGCAATGCTAACGTGAATTCGGGCTCTCATCTGTGCTATTGTCAAGCATACATTCCTCGCCTCTTGGCGAAAAACAAAATTTAAAACGCGGTATTAGTAGGGATTCCGAAAATTCTGCAACAACAGCAAAGAATGAAAAGATTAAATGATTTGTACATTAAAATGATTGATAAAAATAACATTTACAAAGCTTATTGTAATGCCCGAGAGGGGAAAGGACATTATCGTGACGTAAAGTTATTTGAATCAAATGTCACTTTACATATTGACAAGCTGCATGACATGCTAGCCAATGATGAATTTGCAAATAGCGAATATGTTGTTTTTGATCGGTTTACAGGCGGAAAGTGGAGAACAATTTGCAAGCTGCCTTTTTACCCCGACAGGATAGTTCATCATTGTATAGTACAGATATTACACCCAATTTGGTTAAACTTACTTATTAGGGACACTTTTAGCACAATTGAGGGTAGGGGAATTCATGATGGTGTTAAAAGAATAAAATCCGCATTAAAGGATGTCGAAGGTACGCAGTACTGTTTAAAGATAGACATAAAAAAGTATTACCCGTCAATCAATCATGATGTTTTGAAGGATATACTAGCCAGAAAAATTAAAGATGCAAGGCTTATTAATCTGCTAAACATAATTATTGATAGCGCAGAAGGGATACCTATAGGCAATTATATCAGCCAGTGGTTTGGTAATATTTACTTGTCATATTTTGACCACTATGTCAAAGAGGTTATTGGTGTTAAGTATTATTACAGATACGCTGATGATATGATATTTTTGTCCTCAAATAAAGAATTTCTGCATAAATGCTTGAGTTTAGTAAGGGACTATTTAATACTAAACCTGAAGCTCGAAATCAAGTCAAATTATCAAATATTTCCGGTTGAAAAAAGGGGTATAGACATGCTCGGATATCGGTTTTTTCACACCCATACCCTGGTTCGTAAATCAATCGTCAAGAATTTTAAACGTAAAATAAAAAACAATAATGCTAGTAAGCGTACGCAATCAGCCTATTGGGGTTGGTTTAAGCACGCTAACGCATATAATTTAACTAATAAATATTTTAACCATGAACGGATCAAGAATTAAAAGAGTAAATGAAATGACACCTCAGGTAGAGGTGGAAAGATTAAGTCCGTCAGTTGTTATTCAGGTTAGGTTTAACTTTACCGAAACACAACGTGACGAGCAACCCGTTTTGGACTATCAATACTTGAATGTCCACGCGGTTACGCGAAGTGAAATAAAGCGATGTTTGATAAAGGAGAGGTATAGTCTTGATGATGAGATTGCGCTGATTAACAATCGGGAGCTTGGCGATTTGAATAGTAACGAATATAATCTATATCAGTCATTCAGGGCTCAGTGTTCCGTTGTGGCTAATTCTATTGTGTCGTATTATGAATCGATACTGTGATTTAGCACCAAAGCGAGCTCAGTTACCAGGCGAGAAAGTTTCGCTCGATAATGTGCTTAATAAAGAAATCATTGTACATGGTTTTTATATCGCAAAAAGCAAGTACAAAAAGAACACTTCAGGTCAATGCCTAACCATTCAGTTTAAGTTTAATCATGAAAATGAGTTTCGTGTATTATTTACAGGCAGTGAGGTTTTGATGAGCCAGGCAAAAGAGGTAGAGGATCACCTCCCTTTTGCTACTACAATCGTTAAAATTGACAAGTATTTTAGTTTTAGTTAAAGGGTATAAAAAAAGCCCCTAAACTTTCATCAGCGACTCCTACATCGCTAACAATTAAAGGTGCATGCACACCAAGTCAGAGGCGAAAGCCTTTACGGTGTGCATGCACCTTTTTATGTACGTAGGAGAACGCAAAAATAATTAGATAAATTTAATAAAAAGAAAAAATGAGAAAAGTTTATTCAAGCTCGCCCTTGCCATTTCAAGGGCAAAAAAGACGATTTTTAAAGCAGTTTAAAGAATGTTTAAAGAGTTGTAACGGGTCGGTCTATATCGATCTATTTGGAGGAAGCGGATTGCTTTCGCATACTGTTAAAACTATTTTTCCGGACGCGCATGTTGTGTATAATGATTTTGATGGTTTTAGTGAGCGGATAAAGGCTATTCCAATTACGAATTCTATTTTAAATGATTTGCGAGATATTTTAAAACAGTACCCTCGCGGCAAAATTGTGATTAATGAACCGAGAAATGAAATCATTAAATTACTTGAGTCTGTAGACAAGAATTATGGCTTTGTTGATTATATAACGCTAAGCTCGTCATTACTTTTTAGTATGAATTACGTTCAAAGTCTTTCCGAAATGAAAAAGCAATCGTTTTACAACTGCATAAAAATGACAGATTATTTTGCTGAAGGATATCTGGATGGTGTAGAGGTCGTAAGGTATGATTATAAGGAATTATTCAAAAAGTACAAGGATAAGTATGGCGTTATATTTCTTGTTGACCCACCATATTTATCAACGGATTGCAGTACATATGGTGGTTACTGGAAGCTAAAGGATTATCTTGATGTATTGAATGTTTTGGACGGTACTGATTACTTTTATTTTACGTCAAACAAAAGTAACATTATTGAGTTATGTGAATGGATAGAAACACGCCCGGCATTATTTAATCCGTTTACTGAAAGTGAGGAGTATAGATTTGTGACTAACACTACTCACAATACAGGCTACACTGATATAATGAGGTTTAAATACACTAGCGACAATACATAGTTAAATTTGTACATTCATTTGACGTTTGGTTTTTAAACTCTATCTTTTGGTTTTCGCAATTATAAAAATGAAAAGAAAACCGCACTTGAAGCTGCATTTGAAGCAGGTAAACGGCGTATGCGCCCTATCTTCCTTACATCGATGGCTGCATCAATGGGGGTAATTCCTATGATTATCAGTAAAAGTGCCCTTTGGGCACCTATGGGTGTCGTAATCTGCTTTGGAACATTAACGTCGATGGTATTTTTGGTGCTCATCCTTCCTGTTGCTTATTGGTTAATCTTCCGTAGGGTAGATAAAAAAAGTAAAAGATTAACTATCCAAGATATTGTTAATAACGGGAAGGTGAAACCTGCAATTCTAACCATGGTGCTGATGCTTGGTTTAGGCACTTTTCTGCAGGCACAAAACAACTATACGCTGGAACAGTGTAAAAATCTGGCCCAGCAAAACAATGTTCAGGTAAAAAATAAAATGCTGGATGTTAAAATGTCGGAACAGGTAAAAAAAGCCGCCCTCACTAAATATTTCCCTCAGGTGGAAGCGACTGGTTTTGCATTCCAATTTGACAAACCTGTCATCGAGTTAAATGTTCCGGGAGGAGACCTACCTGTTTATAATGGGGACCCGGCAACATTAGGAACGGCAACTGAGTTTGCCTATTTTCCGGGTATGGATCTTTCGATGTTTGAAAAAGGAACAATTGGTATGGTAACTGCTATTCAACCTGTTTTCGCAGGAAGGCGTATTGCTACCGGAAATAGGCTTGCCAGCCTGGGAACGGAAGTCAATCAGATTCAATTAACCTCAACGAAAGACCAAATTTCGATTGAGACTGAACAAAAGTACTGGCAGATTGTGGAACTGGGCGAAAAAATAAAAACACTGCAACGTTACATCCAGTTGGTCGACACGTTGCATAAGGAAGTAAACGATGTGTACCAGGCCGGATTGATTACCCGCAATGACCTGCTTAAAGTGGAACTAAAAAAGAACGAACTTCAGATGAACCTACTAAAACTTGACAATGGTATCAGTCTGGCAAAAATGGCGTTTTGCCAGTTTATTGGTGTAGCGTACCATCCTGATATCAACTTTGTAGACAACCTTGTTCAGGACAATCCACCCCAACTTATTTACACCGATCATAAGCAAGCATTGTTACTCAGGTCAGAATATCAGCTGTTACAGAAAAGTTCAGAAGCTGAAAAGTATCAAACACGCATGCAGCGTGGTGAATATATGCCTCAGCTTGGTGTAGGTGTTGGAGGTTTGTATTTGGATGTAATGGACGGTAAAAGCACAACTTCAGGGCTCGTTTTTGGCTCGGTAAATATTCCGATTTCGGGCTGGTGGGAAGCCTCACATAAACTGAAAGAACGCCATATGAAGGAAGAGCAAAACCAGAACATGGTTACCGATAATACCGAAAAACTATTGCTTCAGATGCAGCAAGCCCGCAATACCCTGGACGAAGCCTATCAACAGGTTCAATTGTCTGAGATATCAGTTAGCCAGGCAGAAGAGAATTTTAAAGAAAGCCACGACAACTTCTCGGCTGGCATGATCAACGTTTCAGATTTACTCGAAGCTCAGGCACTTGTTCAATCTTCTTATGACAACCTCACCAATTCCAGATGTAATTATCAGGTTGCAATATCCAATTATTTGCAGGCAACTGGTAAATATAAACAATAATAACACCAGGAAAGAGGAAAAATATTCATCTGTTTCTGGCTAATTTTTAATTTAACACATACGCCATCATGATCGCAACCCTTTGGGAAAGCACCAAACACAATGCCTACAAGGCACTTAATCCACTTATCCGGCTGCTGTCGAAAACCGGCATTACGCCCAACGGCATCACAACCATTGGACTGTTAATTACAATCATTTCAGCAGTTGTACTGGTTGTTGGTGGCGAGATAGGCGATCGTTCTGACTTCAGGTACATTTCCTGGTTTGGTGCCATAACCTTATTTGCCGGAGTTTTCGATATGCTTGATGGTCAACTGGCACGCAAGACCAATAAGATGAGCACTTTTGGAGCTTTGTACGATTCTGTTTTAGATCGCTATAGCGAAATGATTATGTTCTTGGGCATCTGTTATTATCTGGTGTCGCATCACTTCTTTTTAAGCTCAGTTTTTGCTTTTATTGCCATGATAGGATCTATTATGGTAAGTTATGTGCGCGCCCGATCTGAAGCTCTGGGCGTTGATTGCAAAGTAGGTCTAATGCAACGCCCCGAAAGGATTTTGACAATTGGGATATCGGCCATACTTTATGGTACTATCACCTACTATTC